TTGTTCAAGGTGTGAATAATACATATCAGGCCGCACCGGCTTTAACCGGGAGTTATTCATCAGACTCGGCCGTTGTGAATAGGGTTTCTTCGGGTGATATCACTCTTGATACCGGATTCTCCGGTGCAGGCCCGGTTTGGATACAAGCTCGGCGCTTATCAAATTTTGCAGTCGGTCCGTTTGCACTCTTATTGAACCCAAACGGTGGCAACGTCGGCATCGGGACGACGAGTCCCGGGACAAAATTGGATGTAGCCGGCGGTATCACCGCAACCTCCTTAAATGGGACATGCATAAGCGATTCTGTAAATACTGCAAGCTCCACAATAGCGGCATCGAGCGCTGCTGTGAAAACCGCTTATGATTTGAGCGGAGCACCTATCAGGGGTGATTTCTCCGGAATGTATTATTTTGAAGTGCCATTAGCAGGCTTTGGAACATTTCCAATATCAACAGAATCTACATATAAGTATGCCGAAATTCAGATTCAGATTCAGTGTTCAGAAGCTGGGAGACAGGTCTACATACACGGCTTTGGTCAGTACGGTCAATATGGCGGGTACATGAATCCATTAGAACCCTATACATGGGTGAACCTAGGTGGTACTGGGTCTGGTGCACATGCCCGCCTTATTCCAAATTCGGAAACATATAATGTAGCGGGTACATATGGTGCCGTTGTTCGCATATATAGCGGCCAGGGTTCTGCAGCAAATAGGTATCACTACACATTTGAGTCGGTAGGTTGTTATGGTGGTGGTGGTAGCTCAATTACAGTCCAAGGGAAGGGTTATGTAATTCCATCATCATACGCAACATATATGACAAGTATGCGAGTGGTTACTAATGGTGGTTCTATTTCCGGGTCTTGGCGGGTCGTAAAATATGTGTGATAATATTAGGATGCCATTCTTTGTTGCAATCCAAAATGGGACTATCATACATAGATATGAGTACACAGCAGCACATGACCCGTCACACATAGAGATTTTACCGCCGCTTGATTACCGGTCAGTGATTGTTCTGGCCGACGGCACTCTCGGACAAGACGATGCAGAGTATGCTTTACATCACGATTGGGAGTTGAAGTGCAAACGAATTGAGCGAAACAATTTACTTACTCAATCTGATTGGACCCAGGTGGCGGATAATCAATTGAGTGAAGCAGAAAGGGCAGCTTGGCGGATACGTCGCCAGAAACTCCGTGATATGGATTTCTGACCCAGGTGGGCGACGCCCCGCTCACCGAGGCCGAACGTGCCGAATGGCGGGCCTACAGGCAGGCGTTGCGAGACCTGCCCACGACGACCGACGTGGCAAACCCCGAGATTCCAGAGCCGCCGTCACGTCAGCCTAACGAAAATCTCCCCCCCTTGTAATGCCAGTCATCACCAACTACGGCAACGTCGTCAACACCGAGACGACGACGTGCACAGGCAACCTCATCGCGCAGTCGAACGTCATCGCCTTTGGCCTGTCCGGCAACATCTTTGGCCGGAACACCATCACCGCCTCCAACGTGGACTGCGCGACGCTCATCTCGACCGGCCTCGTCCAGTGCGCGAACTTGACCGTGCCAGCCACGGGCACCTTCCGTGGTATCATCGCCGGTGAGAACACGATCCGGTGCTCGACCCTGACCTCGACCGGCCTCGTCCAGTGCGCGAACTTGACCGTGCCGGCCACAGGCACCCTCCAGGGGATCATCGCCGGTGAGAACACGATCCGGTGCTCCACCTTGACCTCGACAGGGGTCGTCCAGTGCGCGAACTTGACCGTGCCTGCGACCGGCACCTTCCATGGGATCATCGCCGGGGACAACACGATCGCGTGCTCCACCTTGACCTCGACGGGGCTCGTCAAGTGCGCGAACTTGACCGTGCCTGCGACCGGCACCCTCCAGGGGATCATCGCCGGTGAGAACACGATCCGGTGCTCGACCCTGACCTCGACCGGCCTCGTCCAGTGCGCGAACTTGACCGTGCCGGCCACAGGCACCCTCCAGGGGATCATCGCCGGTGAGAACACGATCCGGTGCTCGACCCTGACCTCGACGGGGCTCGTCACGTGCGCGAACTTGACCGTGCCTGCGACCGGCAGCTTCATTGGCGCCATCACCGGTGACAACCCGATCGCGTGCTCGACGCTCAACTGTACGGGCGTGGTGTGCACCACATCGAATTGCGTCACGCTGACCGCGAGCGGGAACATCCGGGGCGTCATCGCCGGTGAGAACACGATCCGGTGCTCCACCTTGACCTCGACGGGGCTCGTCACGTGCGCGAACATCACAGTGCCGGCCACAGGCACCTTCCAGGGGATCATCACCGGGAACAACCCCATCGAGTGCTCGACGCTCAACTGCACGGGCGTGGTGTGCAGCACGTCGAATTGCGTCACGCTGACCGCGAGCGGGAGCATCCGGGGCGTCATCGCCGGGGACAACACGATCCGGTGCTCAACCTTGACCTCGACCGGCCTCGTCACGTGTGCAAACATCACCGTGCCGGCCACGGGAACCTTCCAGGGGATCATCACCGGGAACAACCCCATCGAGTGCTCGACGCTCAACTGTACGGGCGTGGTGTGCAGCACGTCGAATTGCGTCACGCTGAATGCGACCGGGAGCATCCGGGGCGTCATCGCCGGGGACAACACGGTCGCGTGCTCCACCTTGAACTCGACCGGACTGGTCACCTGCGCGAACATCACCGTGCCAGCCACGGGCAGCTTCATTGGCGCCATCACCGGGAACAACCCCGTCGCGTGCTCCACCTTGACTGCTACGGGCGCAGTTACGCTCAATTCTGGGCAGACTCTCGCACTTGACGGTGTCACGATAACTGGCAATCCAACATTTTCCGGCACACCGGTTATACCTCAGAGAGCGTGGGTGGTGCAACTTCAAGCGACGATTAATACAGGTCAATTTGGCGCTCTCCCGTTCAAGGGCTACAATGTCGAATATGATAAGTATATTGAATCAAATTACCAAGTGATCAACACGGGACACTTTAGTACTACAAATTTGTTTGAATTTCACGGGACAACAAGTCAAGGTACCCCACGGCTGTCGTCGGCTATTGGAGGTGCATATTTACTCATGTATAACCCACTGGATGTATCGCCACAGGTCACCTTCACATTCACATCATCTGACTTTTTCCAGGTTCCCGCTGCGAGCATATCTTCATTTTCAACATCATCAGCTGTTCTCAAACATGTATACTTGCCCGCAAACTGGTCTTTGAAAGCAACTTTCCCGAACTACATACCGACTACCGGTCCCTGGCAGACATGGGAATTTGCAATGGCTTTTCTATCTTAAGTTATTAATGACCCAGACCCTCTACGTCGACTCGACCTACCGTGACGTGACTCTGTACCCGAACGGGTCGGAGTTCACCCTCCACCTGGCCGACCCGGTCAAGAACATCAGCCGGGTCGATCTGGTCGCCGCGTGCGTGCCCCACGCCGCCGGCGCGACCGAGTTCATCTTTCTGGACATTCTGGAGCTGCGCACGCCCAGCACGATGTGCGCACAGGCGCTGCCCTTTGCGGGCTCGAGCGCGCGGAGCTCCTTCGGGCTGATCCAGATGGATGTTCCGGTCGGCGCCGTCAAGTCCTTCAAGGAGCAGAGCGACTTTCGGGTGAGCGCCACGTACCCGCAGCCGATAGACACCCTTTCGCGTCTGACAATCAAGTGGCTCGATGCATCAGGCAAGCCACTTGATATACAGGACAACTCCTTCGTCCTGCGTCTCCACACAGTGAAGCAGGTTGCGGAGCTGCCGCCGCCGCCGCCCATGCTCGAGGTTGAGCTCAAGCGAATCGTCGACGCGCTCGCGCTCGCGCCGGCGCCCCCCGAGCCGGAGAAGCCGCTCCTCGGCCGGTGGACCATCTGGATCCTGGCGGTCGTGTTTGCCATAGGCTACATGGCCTACCGCACGATCAAGCCTAGCGCGTGACCGCGTACATGGTCGGCTGCGTCTGCGGGTCGTTGATCTTCACGTTGAACGCGACCGCCTTGATCACCATGTACACCAGGATCGACAGCAGGGTCGTGGCCAGTGCGGAGAGCACATAGTACTGGCCGCCATTCTTGCTCACCTGGACCACCTGCGCGATGATGTAGCGCACGACGTCCATCCACGCGATCGCCGCCGCGAAGGAGAAACCTCCGACGATGGAGTTCAGGGACTGCGCCTCAAGCTGGAGGGCCACGCTCGAGAGAAGGCCGGCCATTTTTACTTTAAGATGGGAAAAAAATCCTCGTCAAACTCCTCTTCCTGGAGGATCGTGGTATATTTGACGCGCGGGGGGAGCTCCTCGTCCTCGTCCTCGTCCTCCTCGTCGTCGTACGGGTACATCTCATGACCGTACGTGTCGTACGGGTCCATTAGTTGGGGAAGAGAACTTTCCCACGCCCGTTTGCCACCTCGAAAAAGTTGTGGTTCACGGCGTACACGCGCACCAAGCGCGTCACGGGAACCGCCGGCGCGTTCAAATTCAGGTCGAGCACCTGGTTCTGAATGCGGCTCATGTTCACTGCGCCGGTGGGCTTCGGGTCCTCCGGGTCGAGGCAGAACGAGTACATGTACCACATCCGGTCGGGGAGGCGCGTGTGATACTCCATCGCTTGGATGATGCGAAGGAACAGCGCCGAGCCGACGAGCGCCGGGATGCGATCCACGCCGCTAAAGTACATCGTGAGATTGTCGAGTTGGTCGCGCGTCCCGTCGAGCGTAAAGTCGTACCCTCGACTCGTCTCATTCTGGACGACGATGATCATCTCCTTCACGGGGTGCCTCAACCCCGGGAACATGCGCAACGTGTTCTTCCCGGCCGGCACCGCAATCTCAACCAGCTGCACCTGTTGGTACAGGTACACGAATGGCTTTGACGCCATGAACGTGCGCTCCGGGTCCGCGAGGTAGGCGTACTCGACGTGGAGGTATGCGTCCAACGGCCTGTATATGATCACCTGGGGGGTTGTAAAGTCGAGCGCATCCTGTAGGACGAGGCGCACCGAGATGACCGAGTCCTTCATGGCGCACATGGGGAGTCCGCTCCGGAGGCTCGAAAACTCGAGCGGAATCGTGTACGAGTCCCGTGGGACGGTCGTCCCCTTGCCCACCAGCGCACCGAGCGCCGCCTGACGCCCCTCGGGGATGGTGACGTCGTTGCGAAACTCCATGTACTCGCCCGGCAGGCTCTCGACCACGTGGCCGTCGCAGATGAGGTCGGCGCGACGAAACATGAGCGTGCCGGCCGAGTCGAGCACGCTCGCCGCCGTGCCCTTCGGAAACGCGAGCTTGAAGAAGATGGACGTGACCAAGTCGCCGACGCGCGGCAGCTCCACGCTCGCCTCCTCGCCAAACAGCACCGCATCCGTGAACTGCACCTTGTGAAACTTGCTCGCAAACGGCGTCGACGTGGCGTACTTTTCGAGAAAGTAGGTCACCTCGGGGTCACCCGACAGGGCGATATCATCCTGACCGAGGAATGCAAGGCTTGCCCGTCCAGCCATACGACATTCACACATTAAAAAGAAGGCCCGCGAGCCCGCCCTCGACGCGTAGCACGTTGTAGCTCGTGCAGTAGACGTGCAGCGAGCGCGCGGCGCTGTCCGTGGCGCAATTCACCTCGAGCGACTTGTGCCGGATGCGGCTGAAGTTCACCTGGCCGGTCGGGTGCGCGCTCATGGGGTCGGTCGCGAACGAGTACACGTAAAACTCACGGGTGGGCGTGACTCCGTAGTGGCGCCACGGCACGAGCGTCCCGAGAAAGTCGGCGTCGGCGCGAAACACCTCGTCCGCGTTGAAGGTGAGCGCCATGTCGATGAGACCGCTTCCCGAAAAGTCGTACGGCGCCGTGCCAACCTTTTGGATGACAAAGAGCATCTCCTTCACGGGGTTGCTAAAGTGGAGGTTGAAGACGCCCGAGGTGAAGCGGGCAGGCATCACCGCCTCGGCCCACTGGGTCTGCGTGATGACATAGTCGAGCCGATTGTTCTGGATCCACTTAATCTCAGAGTCGCCGAGGTAGACGTACTCGACGATCATGGTCGTCTCGAGCTGCTCAGTGCCACCCGCCAGCCCCGCGGGCGTGAGCGCGTCAAAGCCGCGGAACGACACGCGCACCTCGACGTCCTGACGAGAGAGTGCCGCGAGCGGTATGGACAGCTCCGGGTGGCCGTAAAAGTAGAATGGCAGGTTGACATAGTACGTGCGCTTGTTCGGCCCGAAGACGCTCGAGGTGTCGCTCTTTCCCGTGAGGAGGGTGAGCGCGGGCTGGTTTTCGAGGGGCACGTGCAGGTCGTTCCAAAGCTCAATCATCTCGCCGGGCAGGGATTGCACGAGCTGGCCGCCAATGTATAGGTCAGCCGTCTTGATGATGTGCGTCCCGACCGAGTCGACGTAGTTGTATGCGTTCGTGTCGAGTGCGATCGGGCGGTTGAACGACGTCACCATAAAGTACGTGCCGGTCGCCTTGAGCGTGCCCGGTGCCGTTATGGTCAGCCGGATGGGCGCAGCATTGTGCGTCACGAAGAATGGAATCTTGATGACCTGGGACTGACCCGTCACCACCGAGATGGCATGGGTGACGGCCCCTATTTGGATGGAGCGCGCTCCGTCGACGACCGCGGTGAGCATGTGCAGCCCAGGTTGTTCGAAGATGAACTCGTCTCCACTCGACTGGACATCTTCACCTGCCCGGGTGCCTAGGTTGACCACACCTGGGGCAAAGTCGGTAGTCGGCTTGATAAGCAGGCCGTTGGTCACGTTCGCAAACGACACTGACCCCGTCAACGTCCCGGGCGTCTTGGCAAACACGTTAATCGTGTAAGGCGTCGAGGTGGACGTCACGGTGATCGGGATGCTCACGCACCTCGGGTCGAACGTCTGATCGGTCTCATACCTGAACCCGCCACACTCGACCGCACTTATGCTCTCGGAGCTGCACGAAAACGTAGCGGTCAGCATGTGCGTCCCCGTCTTGGTGAATGTGAATGAGTGGTCGGGTGCGACGGTGACCCCTGAACCGACGCTCACGCACGACTTGAGAGGGAACCGGGCCGAGCCGGCGGCCACGGGAACGCTCGCCCCGAGGCGAAACTGCTGACCGTCCGGCGCGATCGACATGAATGCGCCCGGGTCCAAGTGCGTCCCGGCGGGCACGTCCAAGAAGAACCAGCTGTCGAGGTCAGCCTCGGTCACCTCGAGCTGAAGCATGCCCGGGTGATTGGCCGACACGGTCCATGTGTGTGAGGTGACGTACGACGACGGGCTAGCCGGGCGTTGGTCCGTTGTGCTCTTCCCTATGCTGACCCGGTTGCAGGCACCTCCGAATTGCGCGGTGAGCATGTAGATGCCAGCCTCGAGGAACCGGGCGCATCCCCCATTCGAGATTTCGACAAAGGGTGAGTACCCTTGGATGAGCCAATTATCCGAGTTGAGGTCCACAAACCCGGACGGGGTGGTGTACCCCGACCGCCCCACCTTGATGTGCATGGCGGCGCCCTCGCGTGTCAAGGGCACGCTCGGTGCGCGGACCCAACCGCACTGCTCGAGGTTAAAGTCGCCGACGCGCCCCGCGCTCGGCACGACGTATGTGAGCCGCCCGTCGGCCGTGATGGCGTCAAAGTTTTTCGGGTCCAAGCCCCAAAACACGGCGATTTCGGGGGTGCACGTGACGCTCGAGCAACCCCTGAACGTGAAGCGCTCGTTCGCGTACGTGACGTACCGCCCCGCGTCCACGTTGCCGAGCCACAGCTTCACGCTCAGGGTGCTGTAGTAGTACGTGCTCGTGTTGTCGACCGAGAATGGCGACGGGCCGCCGTTGATGTAGAAGAATGGGGCGAAATTCTCCGATGCCGGCGTCGGGTACACAAATTGGCGACCCGCCTCGTTGACGAGGTATGGGAGGTTCATCTTGAGCGTCAACCCCTTGACGAGGTCCCCCTTGTATGGGATGCGACACGTCGTCGTCGAGTTGAACAACACAGACGTCCCCATGAAGGGCACTTCGTACGCTTGGAGCACAAATGGCGTGTGTCGCTTGTAGACGCCGGCAAAGTACGTCACGGTCGGCTCACCGGTGAGGTGAGCGTCCT